GTGATAAAGTAGACCTAATAGATCAGTATTCAGTTGTTGGAGCTGGTTCGGGGAATTGGAAATTCTCTACCAGTTCCTTTTCTTATGATTTTAGGAATACTTACCACATACTCAGTATAAGCCCTGCCACGCTACTATGCAAGCACTTTTTATGGTATAATTTCATAAAATTACATTTGCATTGATTGGAGGCGCAACTATGGCTTTTGGAAAAAAGGAAAACAAAAAGAACACAGGCATCGCCCAGGACGGCATGGTCCACGCTACCCTCATGCAGATCTCTTTCACCGAGATCGGCGCTGTATGGGGCAAAGGCAACATGCTTGACGAGAAACTCACAGAGATGCAGCAGGACGGCGCGCAGATCCTGAACGTGACCTGCTTCGCATCCGGGAAGAGCAACGACTACGTGCAGGCGGTCATCGTGTACCGCGCACCGATGCACACTGATCTCCGTCCGGGGCACTAACGAAAAATCGACGATTTAAGACAAACAAGACCGAGCACGACCACTCGGTCTTTTTCTTTGCTTTCTCTCGTTACAGGCACAAAAAAAGGGCTCCGAAGAGCCCCTTCTTGCCCTGCTGCGGTCGGAGATTGAACCGAGCCGGTCACTTGCATAGAAAAAAGCGGGACGGCTGGGAGTAATGCATAAAAGGTCTGTGTGGTGGCAACTTGGTTAAATGCTGAATGACCGCCCCGCTGTTTTCACTATTTAGTTGTGAGGTCGTAGATCTTCGTGTCGTCTACCTCCGGAAGTCCTGCGACCGAAGTCAGCAAGGACACGATGCCCGCCAGCACGGATGCAGATCCGACCGCGAACCAGTTGACCTCAGTGACGCCGATCGCGTTGGTGCCGATCAGAGCGACAGCCGTCTGTGCCATAGTCTTGACCATGCGGATCAGCGCGGCCCGCAGCCACTGCTTCCAGTTATATCTGTTCATTATCTCTTCGCCTCCTCCAGGTCATCAATGCGATGGTTTGCGACCTTCATCTTCTCCTCGAAGACGTCCGCCTTTGTCTCAAGGGAGTACACCCTCTCGATGACGTTGTTGTGTTTCTCGACTTCTTTCGTCAGGTGGCGAATCTCTTCGGTGATAGTCGCTTTCAGCACCTCGAAGTCGGTCTCGGATTTGGCTTCCCTGCGCCTATCCATGTAGAAGTTGTTGATCAGACAGACGAGGATTGCCGCGCCTGCCGATATAAGCGCTCCTGTCATGCTTGTCGCCCCCCTCGCCATATGCCCTTCTGGTCGAAGGTCTCGAGCACTTTGATGTTGCCCGTCGCCATGTGGCCGTCTTTCTTGATGAAGTACGAGTGACCGCCGTCATACAGCCACGTGTCTCTTAGGATGCGCCCGTCTTTGCCAACATAGCACCAGCCGTCGGAGTCTTTCGCCCATGTACTGGTTGCCATCTTGCCATCTTTGCCGAGATAGCACCAGTCGGTCTTGTCCTTGCGCCATCCGTTCTTTACTGGTACGCCCTTCTCGTAGTAGTACCAGTCCTTGCCCTTCTTGACCCAGCCGGTCTCGCCTGCATCACCGCCGCCGCTTGCGAGCTTCTTGATGCCGTAGTAGTTGCAGATCGCAGATGCCACCCTGTCCCACACGTTGTACAGGTTCGCCTCGTAGACCTTCATATCGTCTTTGTTGTCAATGAAGCACGTCTCGATGAGGATGTACGGCACGCCCAGCTTCGCGCACCTGTTCATGTTCGCGAGATCCGTGCGCTGTTTCGCTCCCCTATCGAGCAGGCCGACGCCAGCGATCGCTGCCGACACTTTAGACGCGAGTGCCTTCATGCCCGACGGCTTGTATAGGACCTCTGTGCCATGCGCGCTCCCGTTGAAGCTGTTGAAGTGCACCTCGACGATGAGGCCGTAGTTGCTAAAGTCGAGCTGGAGGTTGCCGTTGCGATTGTCCTGGTACGCATCGCGCGCGACAGGATACCGCTGGACGCTGACATCGTATGCCGCGAGCTTCCCGGCGAGGATGTTAGTTGCTGTCCGTGTCAGATCCGCTTCTTTATAACCGCACCCGCATGCGCCAGTGTCCCCCGCTCCGTGTCCACTTATGAGAAGTATTTTCATTTCTGTCCTTTCTTATTTCCAGCGACCGATTGCATAGACATCGACCGCGACGCCGACACCGGTCCGAGACGCTGACGAATACACATAGACGCTACCCATCGAGGTCAGCGAGTAGTCCGTGTTATTGCCAACGACCCAGCCATTGCCGCCTGAGACCTGTCCCGTGATGGTCAGCGTCGGATAATTGCCGACGAAGGCGATCGGGTAGTTCGGGTTTGATATGCTGACCGTGCCGTATTTGAGTTGACCGCTTGTTGTGCTGATGTTCATGCTCGACACATAGTGACGCGCCCAGCACTCGAGCAGACCGCTCTGCCACTTGCGATAGTTCCATGTGTTCGGGTTTCCGGTTCCGCCCTCTTCGATGACATAGTCGACGATGTCCGTCTGACCGCCCGCTGATGACCCGCCGAGGCTGTTGCTGATGCCGAGCGCGTCCGCGAGAGATGTCGACAGAGCGCCGAGTTCCATGCTGTCGTACTTGTCCTCCAGCACGTTCCACACGGTCTTGACGACCTGAAACTGCCCGCTCATTCCGTATCGCGGGAACTCGACCGTGATGGTGTCGCACAGGTTGCACTGTAGCAGTGAATCATATTCTTCAAGGCCAAGATCCTGCAGACGGACGAAGTCGACCGAGATGCTGGTCTTTGGCAGGTTGGTCTTCCGTGTCCGCATTAACGTAGAAGCTAATGTCTGCAGCTGCGTCTTCGTCGGCTTGTCCTCGAACTTGTCGCTCAGGTCGAGCGATGCGCAGATGTTGCGCCCGTTATAAGATGATGCCCCAGCCATGTCGACGCGGTCGCCGATCACGAGCACCTCTGCACCGTTGTCGTTTCCCTTCCAGTAAGGGACGCAGGACGTATATGTCTCGGAGAAGTCTGTATCGTCCTTGAAGTCGAGCATGTTGACCCCGTAACGGATCGCGAAGTCGCGCATCTGTCCTCGATGCTGGTGCAGGATGACGTTGAACTTGTCGAACTCATACTCGCCGCCGTACGCGTCAAGAATCGACCCCTCGATGCCTCCGAGGAACTGACGCACACTTCTCGGTACGCCGTCCGCGCTTGCCATGTATGCGGTGCTCTCGATGTCGGTCTCGTAGGTGAACGGATTCGACGGTTCTGCCGAGTTCTTCAGCATCGCGAACGCATCCGTGATGCTCGAGATATTCGTGCCCTTTGCGACGATCCCGCTCTGACGATACGACACATGTACCGCGTGAAAGTCGACGATGCCGTTGATCGGCTTCGAGTAGCTCATGATGTCGTAGGGCTGGATCTTTCCACTGTCGTCGTGCGTTACAGCGATGATGCGCCCGCACTGGATCAGGTCGAAGTTCGCGCCGTCGACGGGATATGAAAAGTCGCACTCGTAGACCTCATTTCTGCCCTCAGTTACGCGGCAGTCGATACAGTCGCGCAACCGGCCGAGGCCGTTACTGATGAATGACGTCTCCCCCGGCTCGTAAATGATAGGAATCATGCGCTACACCTCCCACCAACGAGGGATCACTTTTACGCTGTCGAACGTGTCGCTGTACTCGATCACATTCTCGCCAACTTTAAGCGTCGGAAGCTCGGCTGGCATCTCGACAATGTTATTGACAGAAGCGATTCCGTTGTCGCCGTAATAGTAGGCCTCACCAATGTCTAAATCTAAATAGATCGTGTCCCCAACAAGGAGCTTTGTGGAATTTCCTGTAATGGTTGCGTAATACCAATAAGATGGAAGTTTCACTCGCAGTTCAGCAGGGAGGGCCGGGGATGTGCTGACATGATAGAACGAGACGGTCTGCGCGTCCGCGTCGTACTTGAACGCAAACGTGACGACAGTCGACGCGCTCCTTTGTGCGCCGTTAACTTTGTAAGTAATCGACGTATTGACCGCGAACGTCTTCGTCGCAGTTGTCCCATTTGTCAGTGCGAAACCGTCGAGATCAATGGCGACAATGTTGAAAAAAGTAGACCCCGGCGTTGCTGTGCCGGATATATCTCCACTCAATGATGCGGATACGGCAGTTACTTCGACATAGTCGTTGCCGCTTGACTGTTCCCATACTTCAAACGCAGAACCCGAGCCGCTTTCGACTGTGATTGAGTCGCCTGTATTCATCAGCGACACGTTATTGCTAAAAGCTACAGACCCACGAGTTGTTTGGATCGGCTGTAAAAGCGTAACAAGACCGTATGGCTCATTATGCACAACGACATTATCGCCATCGACGCTCAGCCGTCCATAGCCCTCCACCTCGACCAATGGACGCGACTCAAACAGTGTCGGGTTCGTGATCGTGCCGCCGTCCGCGACTGTGACCGCTGTCTCGCCTGACTTGAGGAAGCGCTGAGGCTGGCAGTCGAACGTGATGGTGAACTCGCCCGCCTTCAGAGCAGTCGGTGTGACCTCCAGCCCGCTCTTGTAGACCGCCATGCGGTACTCGGTCGGGTTGTAGTCGTCCTCGAGCCTCTTGTACCCCTTACGGCTTGCGAGAGCGTTGCGGAAGGCTCTGATGCCTTCGCGGAAGTCTGCCTCGGTGTCGCCGAAGATGCCCGCAGGATACGAGACCTCGATGTTCCCGAAGCGACCCTTGTCCAGAGCATAGGCGCCATTGCGCCCGGGGATCTCGATCATCTCGACATCCCTCTCGGGCGAGTTGAAGACCGCGTCGCCCGTGATATAGATCCCGTAGTCTCTCGAGTCCACGCCATCAAAGACGAGGCCCTTGTACAAGCTGTTGTTCGGTGTAGGCTTTATTGCCATGCCAATCTCCTCCTCTTCTGTGCTTCGATGATCCTCTGCTCGACTGCGGCCGCCAGTTCATTGACCGACTGGCCCGCTGCGCCGTATACATTGATGACCACAGGGCTCGCGTTGTTGTTCTCGCCCGCCATCTTGTCTGCCATGCGATCCATCTGCGCGAACAGTTTATCGAGCGGGATGATCGCCTCCGGACCAGCTTCACCGGCGATGACCGTCTGCGCCCCGTTCAGGACGCCGCCCTCTGCAAGTCTCGGAAGACTGAGCCGACCGATCTTGCCGATGTTCACGCCTGGGATCTTGTTGATGAGGTTGATCGCGCCGTTGATCAGACCGATGCCACCGTTGATGATGTTCTCGATGGTTGCCAGCGCGCCATTAAGACCGGAACGGATCGCCCCACTGACCGCACCTGCGACTGATGTGCCGATGTTCGTGAAGACGCCGGTGATCGTACGCCACACTCCACTAAAGAACGAGCCAACCCCGCTGAAGACCTTCTGCACGTTCTGCCATGCTTCGCTAAACTTCTTTTGGAACCACTGGCCAACGCCTGCGAAGACGCCCGTGATGGATCTCCACATGCCCTGGAACAGTGTGACGACTGTTGTCAGCAATGTCGAGAACAGTCCCGGCAGTGCCTGAACCAGTGCAATGATGAGCTGACCGACCGCAGAGATGAGCTGCGGAACGATGACCGGTATCGCATCCACAAACGCCATGAAGAGGTCGATGGCTCCCTGCAGCAGTGTCGGGATGATTGTCGGCAGTGCTGATACCAGTGTCTGAATCAATGTCACGACCGCCTGGATCAGCACGGGGATGATCTGCGTCACAGCCTGCACCAGTCCGTTGAACAGTGCGATGCCGCCCTGCACGATGGTCGGGATCAGTGTCGGAAGCAGCGCAACGATTGCCTGTACCGCTGTCACGATGCCGTCGAAGATCACCGGAACCAGTTCGACGATCTTGCCGACGATGGTGTTGATGATTCCCGGAAGCTTTTCAGCGAAGCTCGTGATGGCGTTCTGCGCTGTCGTTACAAAGTTATCGAACCCGACCTTGTTGATTGCAAGTCCGAGACCAGCAAGTGCAGCCACGACGAGCGTGACCGGATTGGTCAGCAGCGCAAACGCCTTGCCCAGCATCGGGATCTTGGTCGCAAACGCGGAGATCTTCTTCAGATGCCCGCCGAAGAGCTGCATGCCTTTGCCGACCGCGATCAGAATCGGTGACAGCCCTGCAAGCGCTCCGGAGATCCCCATGATCTTAGCAAGTACGCCACCGTCAAGCCCGGCGATCTTCTCGGCGATGTTAGCCGCAACGTCAACGACCTTTTCCATCAGCGGGACGAGATAGCCAGCGATCTTGGTGCCAACGATCTGCACAGCCTGCAGGAAGACGAGCTTGATCGTGTCGATCGCGTCGTTGAACTCGTTGGCCTTGTCCAGTTCTTCCTGACTGACCGGTTCGAGCCCGTGCTCCGCCATGATGGTCGCCACTTTCTCGTAGGTCGCGCCAGCATCCTCGATGAGCGGGTTCAGCTCGTTCGCGGACTTGCCGAAGATGGCCATCGCGATCGCATCACGTTCGGTCTCGTTTTCCATCTGCCCGAGGGCCTTGATCGTCTCCTGGAAGACGTCGTTGCTGTCGCGCAGGTTGCCGTTCGCATCCGTGACGCT